AATAGGTTTTCGCGGATCGAACCGCCAGGAGCATCGACGTCACGCCATTCACCCGGCTGCAACGGTGCGTCTTGGTCCTGCACGCGCAGGCCCTTCGCCTTGAAGCCCGCAGGCAAGTTCGCCAACGTCCCCGCATCGATCAACTGACGCAGGATTGACGTAGCAGAGCGCGACAAATTGCCGAGCAGGTGGACGAGGCCGAAGCCATAGAAGCCCATGCCCGGAAGAAACTTGTAGTGAACGAAGAATTGGCGCTTCTTGCGCAGCGGATCGTTAGCTTTATAGTTGCGACGAACCGAAAGGATCTCGCCCGAGTCCTTTTCAATCGTGACGATATACGGAAGCTTGATGTCCGTCTCTTCACCGTCCGCCTTGCGGTCTTCAAAGCCAGGCAAATCCAAATTGCAGTGGCATTCGTATAGTGTGTACTCGTCAGACTCTGCTGACGGCTCAATGCCGGTAATATCGTCGATCTTTTCCTGGATCTCGTCCGTCTCTTGAACGCCAGGCTTACCCAACTCCACGTCACGATAGACGCCAGCCACCATTTGCTTGCGCAATTCGTTCGCCGAAATGCGGATGACGTGCGTTACACGCTCCGCGGTCAGCAAATCACGCGCCGTATTGGGGACGATCAGGTCTTTCGGCAGGATATAAGGCGATGTCGCGCGGCCGAGGAAGCCGTCGTAGTAAACTTTCTTGAAAGCCGACCCACCATAGCCCACGAAATAGAGCATCTGGTCGAAATCCGGGTCGTACTCCTCCATCACATGCGTGATTTGGTAGTTCATGTACGTCCGGATGCGGTCAGCCTGGGCTTCGACCGCCGGATTTGTGGCTCCCAAGATCTGCGTACGCACCGGGCCGCCCGGAGGGAGCAGTTCTTTGTACGATTGCGCCTGAAATTGGACCACGGACTCGTTCAAAATGGGGTGAACAACGCCTGATGCGCCATCAAACGGCTCTGTGCGCTCCTCATATTGGAGGCCGAGCAGCGTCATTCCCTTCTCGTAGGTGTCTTTCCACTCTTGCCGGCTCGAATCATCGTCTTCGATGAGCCCAGCAAGGTCGGTGCTGATCGACATCAGCTCCTTTTCGTCCACATACTCGGCAAGGTTGCCGTTGAACGGGGCGCTGGCGGGGTTTTTCTTCTCTTCATCGGAGCCGAAAGTGATGGTTACCCCACCGTCCTCGTCTTCTTCGATGTCAAAATCGTCGCCTTCCCCGTAATCCTCCCCCTCATCTTCCATATCGGGAGCCATCAGGCCCGCCCCGCCCGGAAGTTCAGATGGAATTTCCGGATAGACAGCCTTATCGATGTTGTTAAAGGGGTCCGTTGCCATTAGTAATACACCCTGCGACCGATATGTTCGGTCTTTTCTATCACATAATCTTCAGGATGGGTAATGAACCCGCCCTGTCGGAAGCGCATCAGAGCCTGCGAGCACGCGTCGGCATGGTCATCATGTGCGCCGAATGGAAATGCTGCGATCTCCTCAATGACTTCTTCAGCCCATGAGGTATCGGGGTACCACACTAAGCCCGCTTCAAACAGCGGAGCCACGGAATTAAGGCGGCTGAACTTATCATTCCCACGGGAAGGTGTGTAGTTCACAACCGGAATCCCCATGTTGCGCAGTTCCTGCGTCAGAGGCAAGCCCGCCGCCTTACTTTCGATCAAGACCGTTTCCGGGTCCCAATATTGGTACTCTGAAAAAGCTATCCTCTTCAGATCCGGGAACTCCCACCGACCCTTCTTGGCGTCTAACAAGATGATATTCGCCGGCCCATCTTCCTGTGGGTAGAACACCCCCCACGTTTGGATAGCACTAAAGTCCGCGGTCCGTGTTTTGAGGAACGCTGTATCGTAAGACTGCATGACATAGTGCAGCCGCGGGATGTCCTCCTTCTCCCACTTCTGCCACCACTCACGCTTGATAATCGACGCCGCATCGGACGTCGGCTGCTGCATGTACTGCGCCTGCCACTTGGACAGCGAGATCGAAGCCTTGATCTTCTCAAGTTCGTCCAGCTTCCAGTACTCAGGCCAGAGCGGCTCTCCACTTTCCAAGATGGCCGGAAACTCGACCACCTCCCACTGATCCGCCTTCGGATCCATGGCCTGCTGCTTCAACAGCCGCGCCGTCAAATCCAACTCACCCCATCGCGTCATCACGACGATGATGGCGCCGCCCGGTTGCAGACGCTGGCGAGGACCAGCCTGATACCAGTCCCACGCATTCTCAAGGGCCGTGGGCGACTGAGCATCCTGCTCGGAGTGCGGATCATCGACAATGAACAAGTCAGCGCCGCGGCCGGCGATGTTACCACCGACACCGGCTGCGTAGTATTCCCCGCCCTCATCCGTCTCCCAACGGTACGCGGCCTTCGAATCGGACCGGAGTTTGGCGTCCGGGAAGACCTGCTTGTACTCATCCGTCTCCATCAGGTTCTTCACCTTGCGGCCAAACCGGATCGACAGGTCTGCGGTATGCGTGGCTTGCATGATCTTGCGGTCTGGACGTCGGCCAATGAACCACGCCGGAAACAGGTACGACGCAAACTCCGACTTCGTATGCCTTGGCGGCATATTGATGATCAGCCTTTTAAGCTCTCCACGAGCAACCGCTTCAAGTTTTTCCGCCACAATGTGATGATGGCGGCCGGCGATGAAGTTCGGCCAGATGAAGCGAACAAAATCCAAGAAGCTATCGTGGGCCTTGGACACTGTTTCAATGCGCTTGGCCCGTTCGAGGAGCTTGGCGTATTTCCGTAAGGCATCTTCAGGAAGCGTTGTTGGCAAAGCCATGCATTACCCTCTACGGCCCATGGGCCTGAGCAGGCTAAAATCCGCCTTCTTGGGAAGAGTGGACTCATAATAGTCCGTGATTGCAGAAATCATGCGTTGCCGCTGGCGATTGTCTGGTCCACGGTCCATGGACGCCTGTTCACGGCGCAATTCCAACAGCTCACGGTCAATGGCTTTGATGCCTGACATATCAATCTCCTCGGGATTCAGCCCAAGGGCGTTGGCAAATCTGCCAACATATTCCGGGACATTTGTCCCCGTTATATCGGCCGATTGTCCAGCTTGAGCCATTGGTCGGCCAGAGAACCACATGCTCGCGGCATCGAACGGGTTGCCTGTCTTCTCAACGTACTGACTAAACTTGTGCCGCGCGACAGCGTCCTGCGCTTCCTTGTTCGCCAAGAACTGATCAGGCGTCATGCTCCGACCAAGGGCCTCTTGCGTCCAAGAGGGGATGTTGAAGTCCATGACTTGATAGCGACCGTAAGCGCGATTGCCGCTCTCGGTCCGTGGTCCAAGGGCCCCGTAATTATTGCTGCTCTCAATGGTACCAAGAGCGTTGAGGTAACGATCAAGATCAGCCAAAGGTTGTATCTCCAAAAGTACAAACAGATCTGCTATACCGCTGCGGCATTATAGCAGGAGTTCTGGACTTGGCGGACGGGCCTCAACCAGACAAATACGACATTGCCAGATTCTTTTCCAAGGTCAACGTGCGGCCGTCAATGGAAGATTGTTGGGAGTGGATCGGAGCCACTGGCCGAGGGGTCATGGGATACGGATCATTCTCCGTGGCCCAACATAACCTCTCCGCGCACCGCTTCAGCTACGAGTACTTTCATGGCCGGATCCCCGAGGGGCTCGTAATTCGACATCGCTGCGATAACCCTGCCTGCGTGAACCCGTGGCATCTGGAGACGGGCACCCATCAAGATAACGTCTTGGATCGGATCATCCGGGGCAGAAGTAGTAAAGGGTCGGCAAACGGTCGCGCAAAGCTGACGGAAGAACAGGTACTCGACATATTCTATGACGACCGGCTTCCGCGAAAGATCGCCGAACATTACGGAGTCGATCATACCACCGTCCGCAATATCAAGAGTGGGAAAAATTGGACCCACCTCACCGGAGCAAGGCGGGTCCAGAAAAAGTAGCCGGCTGTAGGGGGACCGACTACCTATCCACGCCGGGGGGAGGAACAGCGTGGGAGTGAATAAGGGTGTGAGAGACTCCACGTCTCAACTAAACCAACGGTCCACCCAGTCGCCATAACAGGATGATCCGTCTGTTACGGGTTGGGGAGAGAATACCGTGGACCTTGGTCCGAGGTCAATCCTTGGCGGACAACGCAACAAGGATCTTAATGAACGCGGCCGTTAGGCACGCG